AATAATCGTCCGATCCTGAGCCACCGTCCCGGCTCACAGCGCCGATGGCGACCAGCTTGCCGCCATTGGTGAACGCTTCGCCAAGGTCGATATATGCCGCCGCGCCGGCAATCGAGGCCGTGGGCAGATACCATGCCTTCGTCGAGTTGTTCTGAACAAACCAGACGCGCGACTTGTGCAGGAACGGGAAATTGAGCGTTGAACTGGTGACGTTGGTGATTGCGGGCGTCGTCCATGTCGTGCCGTCGTAATTCCGCACCGAATCGACGCCGTTAGCCAACACCAGAAACGCACCGCCGGAGGTGGTCATCATGGTAGTCTGCCAGTAGCCGGAGCCAAGGCTACTGACGACGGCGGCCCCTACCGCGCCGCTGGTGGTGATGTTGTAAATGTCAGTCGGAGAGGCCGCGAACAGCTTGCGGCTGGACGGTCCCGCCCACTCCATGATGCTCTGCACGGAGCCATTGATTCCGGTCGCGTATTCCAGCGTTCCATACCGCGCCCGGAGATAGGTCGCCTCGGGAAACATGTTGTCGAGGATCAGCGCGTCGGCAGGCTTCATGGCCGCGATGCCGTCGCGGAGGTTGAGCCCGCGCGTCGAAGCCGGGATTTGCACCGTTCCCATAGCCGGGCCTTGTACGCGGCGCGGCGGCGTGCGGATGGGCGCGATGTAGGCCATTAAGGCCACCGCCCAATACGAGTTTGCATGAACTGCTGCTGTTCTGGTGTGAAGCCCTGTTGCGCCTGTTGGTCGGGATCAACGCCAAATTGCGTCATAAAATCTTGCTTCCACATGGTTGGATGGTCGGCGGATTTACCGACACTGGACCAATGGGGAACCGTGTCGCCTGGAACAGGCGTGGGGCGAGCGCCTGCGGCATACGCTGCGCGGTAATCGTAATCGCCGCCCTCAATCTGAGGCGGCTCGCCATAGCGGTTCTGAAACGAGTTGCGCCACTGGCGCACGCTTGGGTCAAACGCCATAAATGTTTGAAACTGCTTCTCCTGGTCTGGCGGCAGCCCGACCATCAGACGGGCAAGCTTGTTTCCGTCAGACATTCCAAGACCCCTCGGGAATGACGATGCCGGGCCGGCGGCCCCACCAATAGTCGCCCCCGGCGAAGCTCTGCGTGCTGCGCGGGCTGTCGCCAGACAGTTCCTGCCGGCGCTGCAGGTCAAACTGCTCGTATGCCGCCTGCGAGGCAAGGCCGCGCGCGTCAAGATAGCGGTACATAATGGCAAGCGTCATCACGCGCTCGCTCAATATGCCGGTGTCGTCATCCGCCAGCCATTCGGACTGACCCACGCCCGCCGCCGACTGGCACCACAGGTTCGACGTATAGGCGAAGGCAAAGGTTTCCCCCGCCTCGGGGATCGGCTGGACGAGGATATTGTCCCCCTCCATATAGAACACGTCCATCACCGGGAACGTCTGGAAAGCCTTCCAAGCCTGCCACAACTGCGGGTCAATCGGACCCCACAGCGGGCGCCGGGCCGAGCGGTTCCAGAAGGATTCATCGAGCCACTTGCCGAGGTCGGACGGGACCATGCCCGTCTGTTCCTCCTGGTTCAGCGTGAGAAAGACCTTTTGCTTCCGCAGCTTGCGCCAGTCGCCGTACTTCATAAGCTCGGTGCCTTCCTCGTTGGCGAAGGAAAGCATCTGCTGCACGGTGGCATCGGTGGAGGTGACAACGACGTTAGGCACCGGCTGCCCGACGCGGCGGCAGACGTTGGCAACCATAGAAAGCAAACTCACGACTGCCACCTTGTGTTAAAGGCACCCCGCCACTGTTCCGGCAGATAGCGCGGGTCGGTCATGGGGTCGTACTCGGGCGGGATCGTGCCGGGTGCAGGCTCCGGGCCTCCCCAGCCCTGCCCGCCTGCCTGCTGCTGCGGCATGGGCGCGGATGCAGGAGACGGCTGCGGGGCAGCCATAGGCGCCGGGGCCGGTTGCGGCTGCATGTACCGCTCGATGGGCAACGAGCCGCCGGGCTGCTCGAAGGGCGGCAACGCCTGCTCATTCCGAGGGCCGCTGTAGGGCGGCAGGAAGGCGTAGGGGTCCGGCTTGGCTTGGGGGAACTTCAGCGGAGGCAGATAGGCCGACGAACTGCCCGGCGCGGCAAAGTTGGGCATGGCAGACGAGGGAACAGTCACGCCCGCAGCCCCGTTCGGCATGGCCGACATGGGGGGATTAACCCCCACCCCGTAATTGGGCATAGGCGACGAATTAGCGGGCGTCCCCGCCATCAGGCGAGCCAGTTTCTGACGGGGTGTCTCATCCATCATGCGGCCTTTCTGCGTCCGGTCGTCGGGGCGACTTCCTCCGGCATGACCGGCGGGGCAACGTCGTGCTTCGCCATGAACTCGCGCATGGCCTTGCGGTCCTCTTCCTGCTCGGCGCGGAGGCGCTCAAGCTCGGCCTTCATGGTCGCGTTTTCTTTCGCCAGCTTCGCGCCCTCACCGTTCAGGGAGGCGACGAACGCCTTGGCGTTGTCCCGCAGCTTCGGACCGTCCGGCCCCAGCTTGTGAATGTTCTCGTCCGTGAGCCGCGCCAGATCCTCCACGCTGAACACGTTGATCGACTTGCACTTGGCGATCTGCCCGGCGGTGATCCCGCCTGCCCAGCCTTCCAGCGCATAGCCGTCGGTCTGGGCCTCAAGCCCGTCCTTCCAGCGGTTGTAGTGGGCCTCCAGCGCGTCCCAGACGCAGGGCTGCGCGTCGGGCCGGTTGCGCATGGCCTTGGCGTCCTTCACGAGCCGGCTGACCTTCTCGGACTTCTCCCAGTTGGCATAGCCGCGCTTGCCCCAACTCGCCCAGTGGATGGCCTCCAGCACGCCCTCGCCGTTCTCGACGTGGTCCACCCAGAACTTGAAGGGCACCACCGCCAGGTCGTTGCGGTCTTCCTGCTTGGCGTCGAACATACGGGCTCCTGTGTTGGGTAAAGAAAGGGGAAGGAGCCGAAGCCCCTTCCCCGCCCCGTTAGAACGGGAACTCGCACATCACGATCTTCGCCGAGGCGTCGATCGCGACCGCGCAGACGAAGTCGGTCACGGCAGCCGACACGTCCAGCGTGCCGTCCGTCGCGCCAACCGCGGTGAGTGCATTGCCGTCCGCGCCGGCCGTCAGAGCGGTGGTGAGCGTCGCGGACCCCTTGATCTGAATCCAGCAATACTCGCCATCGGCCGGGGCCGACTGGAGTACGCCCGCGCCGACGTTGGCCGAGTCGGACAGGTCCGACGTAACGACCGTGGTAGCGCCCGCCGACGTGCCCGAAGGCGCGTAGTAGTAGCAGACGTTGCCAGAAGCGGCGGCCACAGAGCCCGCGCCAGTGTCGTACTGGACGAACTTGTAGATCTTGCCGCCCGCGGCTTCGTAGTGGTCGCCGACGGCGGCCGGACCCTGCAGCGAAAGCTGCGTCGAGTCGTAGGTTGCGGTGATATCCGCGCCAATAAGCAGGCTCATGGTTCTTTCTCCTTACGAGGCGTCGAGCAGGATGCCCTGCAGCGCGCGATTCGAGCAGACGAGGTTGCCCATCCAGAGCATCGGGATGACGACGGCGTCCTGGTTGACCGAGACCTTGTCATCCATCTGCGACCAGTTGGCATCACGGTGGACGACAAGGCCGAGATAGTCGGTGTTCAGGAAGTACATCTTCTCAGCCGTGGTCGAGAAGTTGCTGTTGCTGTCGAAGATCACGTCGGCATCGACGTACTTCAGGGCACGGAAGCCAGCGGTGGCTTCGCTCGCGTTCATGTACCGCTGGTTGTCCTGCAGGGACTCCCAATACATCGCGAAGAAGTCATGACTGGAAACCACGAGGTCAGGCTTGTCGGCGCCACGAACGAGGCTCAGATAGAGCGTGTTCATGTAGCCCTTGATGTTGGACTTGGTGACCAGATTGGTGCCGGTCGCTTCCAGGAACTGGTTGCGCCAGAACGTGTAGGTCGCCGAGTTGATGCCGCCCACCGTGCCCTGGCCGTTGGCCTGGATAATGTAAGCGAGGCCGCCCATCTGGTTGGTCAGCGCGCCGTCCGAGTACACGTCGATCGACATGTAATTGGCGGCGGTGCGCACGGCGTTCTTCAGCTTGGCCTTGGACAGGTTGAAGATCGCGTTGTCGCCGGAGTTCATGCGGAGTTCGCGACCCGAGGCAGTGACGTTGACCGCCGCCTGCATCCAGTCGTACTTCGCCGCAGTCAGAACCTGCGTCTGGCCGATGTTCAGCGTGTCATACCCGCTGTAGCGCTGGTAGGTGCTGTTGTTGGCGTAGTCGAGGTTTCGGACGATTTCATAGCCGCCGTCCTCGAGGTCGATCTTGCCCTTGCGCTTGAGGTAGCGCCACAGAGCGTTGTTCTGGCTGACGTTGTCGGCAATCTCCGACGGATGATTCCGGAGGGTCGAAGTGACCAACTCCGTAAAGACTGAGCTAGGAGAAGTCATTGCGTGGTTTCCTTAACCGCGCGCTCTGATGCCCCTGAACGTGGCAGCCATCGAATCTTCCCAACTTCCACCGGCCTTTGCGATGACCCCCACGCTGCCCGGCTTGCGGGACTGTGTGGAGAGCTTCGCGGCTGCCGCCGCCTGTGCCTTCTGCTTCTCAATGGCGTCGGCCTTGGCCTTCGCTTCCTGCTCTGCAGAGATGGCTTTGCTGACTTCCGGGTGCGCCCTGGTGGCCATGTCGTAAAGTTGCGCGAGGTCCATACCGGGCTCGTACATCTTCGTCATGAGGGCCTCGACCTTGTCGAAGTGCGGAGCGTTCTTCTTGAACGCCTCAATCTTCGCTTCGGCCTCGGCTACCTTGGCTTGTTCGGCTGCCTGCTGCTGTGCGGTAAGGTGGGATTTGATGGCGCCCAACTCTTGAGCGAGCGCGTTAAATTGCGGATCGACTGGTTGCCCAATCGTCTGTGCGGCTCCGGGGCTGATCCCGTACATACGGGCGATTTCCTGAAGCGCGGCGGGTCCGTTGGTCCTTAGAGCGTGGTCCGCTGCCGCCAGTCGCCGGATATACTCCGGCTTGGGGATGCGGTTTTGCTCGATGAACTCGCGGGCTGGTGCCAGCGCTTCGTCAAACGCCTCGATGGACTTGAGCCGCTCCCCATCGGTCGTGATCTTCTTGTGGATCTCGCTTTCCCGACTGGCCCAGTATTCCTGAACCTTGGGTGGAAGCGCGTTCCACTCTGCTCTCACGTCCGCCGGCAGGGACTGCGGCGCCTCGATGGCCGACTTAGTCGGTTCGGGCGGCGCAGCCTCGGGGCTGCCAGGTACTTGTAGCGCGGGCGTCGCCGTCTCGGCGCCTGCCTTTGCCTGAAACTTGCCGTCCTCCCCATGCTCGGGGCGTCTGGATTTCATAGCCTCAAATGTTGCCGCGAGCGTGTCGTCCATCGACCGCTCGGGGGGCGCCTCCGTTACCGCCTCAATCGGAGGGGCGGCGTTGGAGACATCGGCAACAGAAATTTCGTCATTCATATGTTAACACCGGTTAGGGGGTTATTCAACGGCGGAACTCGGGCTCAGGGCGCGGCGTCCACTCTCGACGGTTCGCAATGGCCCGCGCCTTCGATTGGTAGGTCGGCGTATACTCGGACGGGTCCACAACCCGGCAGCCGGTGCGCTTCAGGTCTTCCCGCTGGGCGGCGCGGCCGTCGATCATCTTCTTGCTCGCCATGCTCATGTACGGGGCGATGTCACGGGTGATCTGCGGTGTCGGCACAAAGTCGCCACGGGTTTGCATGGGCTTGCCGGTGGTCTTGGATACCCATTGTTCGCCGCGAAGGACGTAGCGGTCCACGCTCATTGGTAATCCAGCGCCAAATAGTCGTCGGCAACGCGCGGGTCGATGGTCCAACCTAAATCATGTTCCCAGCGGTCCACGTTACGATGGCGCGGGCCGATCTTGCGGAACTCCTCGCGGAAGGCGGCGAACGTCTCGGCGCTGATGGGGATGCGAGTCGGCGCTTCCGACATATCGCTCATTGCCTGTAAGAGCGCCCGGAGGTCGGGTGATGTCATTTGTCGCCTCCCCTCGGCATCGGGCGACCACGACGCTTGGCCTCCAACGCCTCCAGCCCCTGCGCGTGGCTCTCCCGGCCCATCTCGTGCGCGCGGGCCTGCTGGTCTACGGCGAGGGCGTGCTTGCCTGCGGTGAGCGTCGCGTCCGCCTGGAGCTTCTGCATCTCCATCGCGTGCGTTTCGCGGGCGCGCTGCTGTTCGGCCTGCATTTCCTGCATCCGCATATCGAACTCGGCCTGCTTTAGCTGGGCCTCCTGCGACATGGTTTGCTGGTCGATCTGGCCCTGCATTTGGGTCTTGGCGATTTCGGCCTGTGCCTGCTGTTGCGCGGTCTGGGCCTTCAGTTCCTCAACCTGCAACTTGGGATCAGGCTGCGGCGGCGCGGGCGGCTCCTTGGCCTTGGCGTCCAGACGCTTCTGCCATTCGTCGAGAATGTGGTCCGCCTGCCTGCCCAGCTTGAAATTGCGGGCAAAGGTCCGCATCAGGCCCACGGCTTCCGGCGGCGTCATGTATCCGGCCTGCACAGCCGGGCCGACTGCCTCGAAGTACGACGCCATGCCCTGCACGAAGCCGCCGACGTTCTCTTGCTGTTTGCCCAAGTCCGCCTTGATGGTGCCGTCCGTCTCGATGTCGATGTTGAACTCGCGGCTGATGTCGGTCTTGAGCAGCTTGACCTGTTCCGGGGTGAGCGCGATGCCCGTCATCGCCTCCAGTTCTTCCGGGCTGAAATGCTCGGCCATCAAATCGGCCGTCATCCGCATCAGGTCGCGGGCGTGTAGCTGGATGTCCTGCTGCGCGCTCTGGAGCCGCAGGCTGCCCCATTGGGCCTTAAGTTCCTGCGCGCCCAGCGTCTCGTTGGCCTTGGTCGAGCCGCGCAGGATGTCGGCAACGCCGGTCAGTTCGTAAATGACCTGTTTGCACAGTTCGCGCGATTCGTAGAGCTGCTTGAGCACGGCAACCGCCTGCTCGATCGGCATCATCCAGAAAGCTTTCTCGATGTCGCCTTGCACTAGCGCGCGGGAGGCGTCCGGTGCCGGGGCTAGTTCGCCCTCGTCCAGCCCCTTCATGGCCTTGACGGCGTTCTCAAATGCGCCGTCGTAGATGCCCCGCCAGCGGATGACCTTAATCAGCGCCCCGATGCGACGGGTGAGGCTGTTCATTTCCTCCTGCTGGGCCTGCCACACCATGAACGGGCAGATGGGCACCTGCGTATCCGTCGTCTCGATGGCGAGGCGCGGGCGCGGAATCGGGAAGAAGCCAAGCAGCTTTAGCGGGTCGTCCTCGACCTTCAGCGGCCCTTGATCGTAGCTCTCGGCTATCCAGTAAATCTTGCGCTTGGTGCGGTCCCAAATCTCCCACACGTTCGCGCGCTTGAACGTGTCGGGGGTGCTGGCGTCCTTGTCGGGCTGGCCCTCGACGGTGGCGTCAAGGTTGACCTTCCACGCCAGTTCCTCGTTCAAGCCCTCCAGTTCGTCGCGCGTGAAAGCCCAATGGAAGGCGATCCACGGCGTATCCGCCCAGCGCTTTGCCGGTCCAAGCCGGAAGTCGTCCCAGATCACCGGCTCCCAGGTGATGTGCTTGGACACCACGGCGCCGGGGATGGCGTTGCCCGTTTCCTGGTCGGTCTTGTCAGGCGCGTTGACAAGGTTGAGCCGCAGGCGCGTCACGGCGCGGCCGAGCAGCTCCCGGTCCTTGACCGCAGCCTTTAGCGCGTCGTCGTAATCGTACAAATCGGACTGTACCGAAATCGCCCGCTCGAT